TCAAATGAATTCTTGACGCTTCCACTCCACCGGAAACGGCTGCATCGCCCTTGCCATCATCAGCCCCTCTGGATGCCGCCCTGCCAAAATCGCCTCCACGATCTCCGGCGCGAGCAGCGTCATGCGCAGCACCCGGCTGACGTAGGATGAGTTGATGTTCTCGGCGTCAGCGATTTCCTCGATGGTAGCGAAGTCGCTGGTCTCCAGCAGCCTTCGCCACCGGAAGCCGCGCGCTAGGGCCTTGAGCAGGGCGCTATCGATCCGTACCCTTGGTGCCGGCGTCGACGCGGTGCCGTCCGGCGTGATGACAAGCTTCCGTCCGCCACGCTTGCGGATGGCGAACGGCACCGTGACGGTCACGGTCTGATCATTCATGCCGCCTCCCTCCGGCTCTTGCCAGTCATGATGCCGACCTGAGCCACCATCTGCGCCAGCCCCTTGTCCCGGAACATCAGCTTCAGCCCGTCAGCGCCGATGTCCACGCGCTCAATCAGCAACTGGATGATGCGCGCCTGCTCGGCGGGGAAGAGTTCCGTCCACAGCGGATCAAGAGCCGCCAGCGCCGCGCGCACCTTGTCCTCGGCCAATCCTTCACATTCGGGCTGGGCGGCGCGCCACGTGGCCACGACCACCTCCGGCGCGCGCAGCATGCCGCGAATCTGGTCGATGACGGCGGCCTCGATTTCGGCGGCGGGAACACGCGCGACGGCGCATTTGCCAGCGCCATGCTTCAGGACCGTCTGGCTGACATAGTAGCGGTAGAGCCTGTCGCCCTTGCGGGTGTGGGTCGGTGAGAAGGCAGCGCCGTCCGGTCCGAAAAGAAGACCTTTCAGTAGGGCTGGCGTCTCGGCGCGCGTATTGCTGGCGCGGAGGCGGGGGCTTTGTTGCAGGATGGACTGAACCTGTTCCCATGTCCGCTGGTCGATCAGACGCTCGTGCTCTCCAGCATAGCCGGTGCCCTTGTGGACAGCTTCCCCAATGTAGGCGCGGTTGTTCAGCATCCGGTAGAGGAAGTTCTTGCTCATGGCATTGCCGCGCGGCGTGCGGATGCCTCTTCTCGCAACCTCCCGCGCAAGTTCTGTGGCGGAGCCAATCTCCAGGAAGCGGGAGAAGATCCAGCGGATATTCTTCGCCTCCGCCTCGTCGATAACCAGTTTCCTATCCTTCGGCTTGTAGCCGTAGGGCGGAGTGCCGCCCATGAAGATGCCCTTCATCCGACTGGCCTTGACCTTGTCGCGAATACGCTCGGCCGTCACCTCGCGCTCGAACTGCGCGAAGGACAGCAGGATGTTGAGGGTGAGGCGGCCCATGGACGTGGTGGTGTTGAAGCTCTGGGTGACAGACACGAAGGTGACGTTGTTGCGGTCGAAGACTTCCACCAGCTTGGAAAAGTCCATCAAAGAGCGCGACAGGCGGTCGATCTTGTAGACCACCACCACATCGATCAAGCCGTCCTCGATGTCGGAGAGAAGCCGCTGGAGGGCAGGGCGCTCCAGCGTGCCGCCGGAGATACCGCCGTCATCATACTGGTCGCGCACCACGACCCAGCCTTCTGAGCGTTGGCTCGCGATATAGGCCTCGCAGGCCTCGCGCTGCGCGTCGAGCGAATTGAATTCCTGCTCCAAGCCTTCCTCGGAGGATTTGCGAGTGTACACGGCGCAGCGGAGCTTGCGGGTAGCTGGCTTGTTCATGCTTGCTTCCTCGCCCCAGACTTGATGCCGAAAAAGGTCAGCCCATTCCATTGCGTGCCCGTAATGGCGCGCGCAATCGCGGAGAGCGACTTGTAAGGCCGCCCCTGATATTCGAAGTCGTCATCTCGCACCGTGACGCAGTGCTCGACGCCCTGATATTCGCGGATGAGCCGCGTTCCGGCGATGGGCCGCATGTCAGCGCGCGTCTGCCGCTTCGCCTTGCTGCCGCCGTCCAATTCCTCGCCGAGTTTTTCCAGCCGCCGCACCGTCTCCGGCTTCAGGCCGCCATAAGCGAGTTCCTGGATCCGGTAGGCGAGGCGGCTTTCAAGGTAGCGGCGGTTGAATGCCGGGGGCTCGCTCTCGAATAATTGCCGCCATTGCTCCTTGAGTTGTGGCGTCGGGGTGGTCTTCAGCGCCGTCAATCTTGCTAGTATTGCGTCCGTCATCGAGTCATGCCTCCTGAGTTGCGGGTTGCATGACCGCTCTGGTGCGCCTCTAAGTCGACGGAACATTCTCCCCGGTCAGCAGATAACTCACTGGACTTGTTGGCATTTAGACGAATGAGGCCGGCCGCGAGCAGGCGGCCGAGTTCAGCCAGCCTTTCAGCGGGCGTCATGCGGGCGGGGTCGAGAGGGTTCGGGCTTTTCATCTGTCGGGCGCTGCTGCTTGTGTACACACAGACCGAAAAGCCAGCTTGGACCCCGGGTTGGGACACGGCAGACGAGGAGATGTGGAAAACGGAACAATCCGCGAACATTTCTCTTGCGGCCAAGCTTCAACCTCCCGATCATCGAAGGTTGATGTCTCCAAACTGGTGAGGTGGGTTCGTGCCGCGCAAGTCGCTCCCCGTTGGTCCCCATGCCCTAGCAGTGCTTGAAGGCGCCCGGATTGATCTGGCCCGCGCGGTCCTTGTCGTGAGGGACGGCGAGAACGAACCTAATTTTGGGCTGCCAGAGGTGCCACATGCACCGGCGAGCGGTGAAGAGGCCGATGCCATTCGGACAAAGATCACGGAGATGCTATCCGAATTCGCTGCGGACGAACTGCAGCCGGCAGAGCAGCGCTGTCGCAGGATACGGTCCTTGGCGGAGGGAAAGGGCGTCACCTCCCTCGCCACGATTGCCGGGAAGCAGTTGAGCCCTTCGCAGTCGGATGAACTCGACAAGCAGCCCGATCACCTGTGCCGCAGTATCTGGGTGTTTCTCAACGCGCGTCAGACCTTCGAGGACGCCGAGAGTTTCTATTTCGCGCGACAGTTCCGCGACTATGGAAAGATGTATGACGCCTTCGAGGTCGAGCTTGAGAAGGCAGCGTTTCTTCATGCCGCGTCGGTCGATGAAACTGCGCTGGCCGCGAGGATCACGAAGGTACTGCAGCTCAAGAAGAACTGCACCGTGAAGGCGCTCGACTTGCCACCGACTGCTGCTCATCCCGCTTCGATCATGCTGATCGTGCGTCACGGCGGACCGCTTTCAAGTGTCTACGATCATCGCGACGATGGGCGGAGAGGAACCATCTATTTCCGTCCTCCCAACGAGGCTACCCTTATCTATACGCCATCCCTGAGGCAGATCGAGGTCTGCGCCGACAGTCCGGCGGTTCGGCAGGAAGTTGCGGGGTCGTTTGCCGACGTGGCTCTCGGTCACAATGTTTCCGAGAAGCCGCTGAACTGGAAGCACTACAATCTGTCGAGGTTCCGCTCGTCGTTGCGCCTCGAGACGCCGCATATTCCCGGCTACGAGATCAAGTTCGCCCGTGTTCTCGAAGCCGAGATCCGTCTTGGGAACTGGAAGCGGAAGCTGCTTCTCAAGGTGGCTATCGACGATGATATCGAGGAAGTTGCCGAAACCTTCCTCAAACCGAACAACGTCTTCCGGCGGGCGGACGGCTTCAGCCGCATCAGCATCGCCGTCGCCTACAACCGCGGCGGGGATGACAAGGAACGCACGCTTAACATCACCATATCGGGATCGAAGAGTTGCAATCTGCAGAGCAACAGGGATCCCGAGGAGCGCAATCTCGGTTTTGCACTTCTCAAGGAGTGGGGAATTCTCAGTGCCTTCGAGCAAATAGACACCACCGACATTCGTGCGATGTTCCCGAACCTGGTGAGGCTCCACGACAGGTCGGATGACACGTTGAGCGGAGCGGACCTCCGTGAGCTTGGCCTTGATCCTGACCGCTTGATAAGGGGTGGTCTGCTTGGCCGCTGCGGCCGGCAGGACATTGTCTTGCTCGAAAGTGAGGGTTTTGACTGGGAAGCGGAGATAAAGCCATCGACGACAGAAGGAATGGTTCGTGCCGTCGGTTCCTTTGGGGAGGATGCAGGCAGGATCCCTTCCGCCGACGTGGAGCTTTTCGAAATCAACCGCCGGTACCTGCATGAGACCCTGCTGGGCACCATCAAGCCGCTGCTGACCAAGAGTGCCTCACAGGTTATTGACACCGACCTGACGCTTGCGGGCACCATTGCGATCGACGGCACTGACGCGCCCGTTTATCTCGCGCGCCGCCTGGATGACGTGACTGTCATCGGAAACCTGGATCTCGCTCTTCGCTCACGCCACAGGGCAGGGCCGGGCGTTGTGCTGTCTTCCAGCGCGGAGGCACCTATCTGCCTCGGTCCGAATGTCGTTGTACCGATTCTGTCGAATCTGTCGCCCGCCGGCACGGAGCCGATAGTATCGCGGGACGGGATAGAGCTTGCCTATCGCAGCAATTCATCGCTTGCGCGGGGCGGTTCCATACCGCGGGTCATTCGCTCCGATACTCAACTGGCTACACTGCACGTTCCGGGCAAGGACCCTCTGTCACTGACGGGCAATGATCAGGCCACAATCTTCGAACGTCTGGCGAACGCTCATAATTCTGGCAGCCAGGACATGCATGTGAAGGATGTCATGAAAGGGTTCACGGCCCGAAGCCCGCAGCAGGCGTTCCGCTCGCAAATCTGGGACAGTATCTACGGCTTCTATATCGGAAAGGGAGCGAAGCGGGGCTATTGGCGCCTTATTGTCTAAAGAATTCAGGTCTCTAGCCCGTCTAACAAGCGTCTAACATACGGCGCGGGACGGTCTAACGAATCCCGGCTTACTGGAGGTGCTCCATAGCAGAGGAGCACTTCCATGCCGACTCCCTTCCCCTCGCACCGCGCAGCCACCACGAGCTGGAGCGGTGGTCCGAGTCCGAAGCCCCCGTCTTCTGGCGGCGAGTGGCGCTGCACGCAATGCGACAAGCTGCTTGGCGTCTGCCGTGACGGCCAGATGCACCTGCGCTTCGCCCGCGGCCATGAATATTTCGTGGGCTTCCCGGTCGTAGCGACCTGTCGCGGCTGCGGCACGCTGAACAAGGCGGAAGCCCCGGTGCGCTGAGACTCACCTCAAGCCAAATCCAAAATCCCAAATCGCAGAGACGCACGACGTCCTGACCTGGCCAAGAGAAGGCGCCGGACGCCTGGCCGCAAGGCAGGCGTCCGATGTCTCTCGCGTGGAACGCGATCCGTGACAATCTCGTCCATTCCTCCCGTGCTCTCACCTTCCAGCGTCGCTTCGACCTCATCCGGCAGAAGTCTGCGATCATCGCGCCGTTTCGCGATCCTGCGGCGCTGCTCGATATGCTCCACCGCCGGTCTGGCAGTGCAGATGACAAGAACGAGTGCCTCAAGGCGCTCGTGCGGGAAGCCCAAGGTCGCGGCCCCGAAGCCGACACTGCGCTCACCTTGTTGCTGCTCGCGATGTGGCCGGGGCTCGATGCCGTCCGGCGGCGGTCTCTCGGACTCAGACTTGGGACAACCTCCGACATCACATCCGAAATCCTTTCCCGCGCCACGGAAGCACTCCGCGGGCTGGATCTTGGCCGCGTGAAACGGATCGCGGCGACTGTCATCCAGAACATCCAGCGGGACATGATCCGTGCGTGCCGCGGCGAAGCCCGTCGCCAGCGCGTCACTTCCAGCACCGTTCCCGAGGATCTGCCCGACCCCCGTGAAGCACGCCGTGATCACCTGGGCGCCAGCCTTCTGCATGCGGATGTTGAAAAGATCATCGGGGAGGACGCGTTCCTGGTCATTCGCGTTGCGGTGCAGGGCTTCACCCAGGCCGAAGTCGCCGTGGAACTCGGTATTTCCGAAGAGGCCACACGCAAGCGCTATCAGCGCGCAGCGCCGAAGCTCCGCAAGGCCTTCGGAGAAAATGCGTGAGCCCCTGTCCCATTCGGCGAAGGCGCCCGGCTTTTCCAATTCAGACGCCCCGTTGCGTCCCACTCAAATGGAAAGCCTGCCGATATGAACCCTTCCCCCGAACACCTTTCCGGAGAGCTGCGGCGCCTCCCCGGCCTCTACCGCCGCTGGGAACTGACTGAAGTTCTCGAGCAGCACCGCAACTGCCAGATCGAGGACGCCGGCGCTCACGCAGACGGAACCCCGCTCGTGGCCGTGTTCTTCGGCGAGCCTGACGCCGGCTCTTCTGCCGGCAGGCTCTCAGATGACTATCCGGACCGCCTCGTGCGCACACCCATCGGCGAGATTGCAGCACTTCCTGCGGGCGAACTGGCCCGCCTTCAGCGTGAGGTGGACGAGACGCTGCGCAAGGCGAAGCTCGCGGCTGCATGGCTCGATGGGGCGCTGTCCCTGCGTTATTCCGCCAGAGCCCATCAGGCACGCGCCGCGGAACTCAAGGATACGGGAACCGTCCGCTTCGATGACAACGGCGTCACGGTCGTGGCCGACCTCCCGAAGAAAATCGATTGGGATCAGGACGCCCTCAGCGGAGTTGTGGAACTCCTGACCGCTGAAGGCGAAGACCCCCGTCATTATGTGGAAATCACCTTCAAGGTCTCCGAGTGCAGATACGCAGCCTGGCCGCCGCAAATTCGCAGGGTGTTCGAACCGGCGCGCACGGTCCGCACGGGCAAGGAGTCCTTCCAGCTGATGGCAGGTGACGCGTGAGCGTCCCCGCTATCATCGAACAGGCCGGCTCCAGCCTGCCACAGCTCGTGGACCATGCGGCGGCGGCCCTGGCCAATGCCCGGTCCGCCGCAGAGGTGCTCGAGGCCAAGGATTATGCTGCCTTCGCCTACGATACCGCGAAGCGCGCGGCCCGGCTGGCCAAGGCCAAGGGTGCACACGATGAGCTGATTGCCGCTGCGCACCGGGCCCAGGCTGATGCCCTCGAAATCGAGGCGCAGGCCAAGCGCCGCCTCGCCGACGAATACGACAGCGCCCAGGAACTGGGCGATGTCCAGGCTCACGGGCGTCCGAAAAACCTTCCAGACGGGAAGGATTTCCAGCCGGTGACCGCTGCTGATCTCGGCCTCTCTCACAAGGACATCCACGAAGCCCGCGTGCTGCGGGATGCCGAGAATGCCGATCCGGGAGTCGTGCGCCGCACGCTCGATGAAAGACTGGCCCGGGGCGAGGAACCGACTCGGACGGCGCTGCGCAAGATGGTCGTCGACGCGGCCATGCGGGGACTGCGTCCCCAGCGCAAGGCCAGCCGGCGGAACCCGCTCTACGTCCCGCCAACGCCGGAACAGGCAGCCTGGCAGCATGTCACCGGCACGTTCCGCGCCTTCGCCGAATGGGCCACGGACGACAACCTTGCCATCGCCCGCGAAGGCATGCGTGAGGCCAGGGCGGGTCCGTTTCACCACCTCGACGTCAAGGCCATCGCCCAGGGGGCGGAATGTTTCATCAAAATCAAGGAGTGGTTCGATGCTTGATCATCAGTCAGCGGCATTTGCCGAGCGCGTCTGGGACGTTGCGTCCCAGCTTGGCAACAATGCCCCGAAAATCGCCGATGACATCATGGAGGCCGCTTTCCCGCTGACCTGTTCGCAGGCCCGCGCGGAAGGGGCGATGCGGATGCTGCGCACCGGGATCATTTCCGAGGTGAAGCGGATCCTGCGCAACCGCCGGGACCTGGAGCGCCAGACGGATTTTGCCGACCGGTGCGACGCCTTTGCGCCCCTCGTCAGCGATCTGCGCTCGAAGTCGTACTTCGTCGAAAGCGCCCAAGAATACGTCGCGGTCCCTGATCTCATCGCGGAGCCCGACCTCCTCGACGACGCGCGCCGGTTCATGCGGCGCAAGGGACTGGAATGCCTGGCCGAGGCCAATCGCCTCGATGCGCTCTACACGGCCGTGACCGGCAACCTGGCCGATGGCGAGCTGACCGGTGAGGTGCTGGCATGACCGGCAAGCTCCCCATCATCTCCGTCGAACAGTGTCTGGCAGAGCGCCGGGACATCGTTGTCCGCATCTTTGGAAAGAAGGGTGCCGGCAAGACCTCCCGGATCTCGGGATTGGCGAGTTCGCTGCCGCCCATCGTGTTTCTGCCACTCGACGCCGATGACGAGTCATCCGAGCCGGAGGTGCGCTCATGATGCGGGGCCTTCCCATCATCTCCGCCGAGCAGCGCCTTGCCGAGCATCGTGGCGTCAAGGCCGCCATCTTCGGCAAGCCGGGCTCAGGCAAGACCTGGCTGCTGAGGACACTGATGAGCAGCACCACGCTGTTCTTCGATCTTGAGGCGGGCGACCTGGCGATCGGCGATCTTGCCATCGACACGATCCGCCCGCGCACATGGCAGGAATGCCGGGACTTCGCCGCCTTCATCGGCGGGCCGAACCCGGCGCTCCGCGACGACCAGCCCTATAGTCAGGCGCATTACGACGCGGTCTGCCAGAAGTTCGGCGACCCCCGTGCGCTTGATCGCTACGAGACGGTGTTCATCGACTCCGTCACCGTCGCGGGCCGTCTCTGCTTCCAGTGGTGCGGCGGGCAGCCCGAGGCTGTCTCCGACAAGACCGGCAAGCCCGATCTTCGGGGCACCTACGGCCTGCATGGCCGCGAGATGATCGCCTGGCTCGTCCACCTCCAGCACACCCGCGCCAAGAACATCGTCTTCGTCGGCGTGCTCGACGAGAAGCTCGATGACTTCAACCGCAAGATCTACGTGCCCCAGATCGAGGGCACGAAGACCGGGCTCGAACTGCCCGGGATCGTCGATGAGGTCCTGACCCTCACCGAGATCAAGGACGAGGAAGGCAAGTCCTACCGCGCCTTCGTCTGCCACACGTTCAACCCATACGGCCTTCCCGCGAAGGACCGTTCGGGCCGCCTCGACATGATCGAGGAGCCCCATCTCGGCCGCCTGTTCGCGAAGATCGGCGGCCCCGCGAAACCGGCAACCGGGAGGGTGGAGTTTGGCCGCCCCGCCTCACCGGCTGCCGCCCCCCTCAACCATCAAATGACGACAGAGGAGTAAGCCACCATGACCAATGCGTGGAACGATTTCAATGACGCCCGGCAGAATACCAACCTGATCCCGAAGGGCACCATCGCCAAGGTTCGCCTCACGATCCGCCCCGGCGGCTTCAGCGATCCGGCGCAGGGCTGGACCGGAGGCTACGCCAAGCGAGGCGCCAGCGGCGCAGTGTATCTGGATGTCGAGTACACGGTGCTCGAGGGCCAGTACGCGAAGCGCAAGATCTGGTCGATGATCGGGCTCTACAGCCCGAAGGGCCCTGACTGGGGCAACATGGGCCGTGGCTTCATGCGCGGCGTCCTGAATTCGTCGCGCGCGCTGTCCGACAAGGACAACTCGCCTGAGGCCCAGAATGCCCGCCGCATCTCCAGCTTCGCCGACATCGATGGAATCGAGTTCGTCGCCCGCATCGATGTGGGTACCGACAGCAATGGCCAGGACAGGAACGACATCCGCCAGGCCCTGACCCGCGACCACAAGGAATATGCGGTCGTGATGGGTGGCATGATGGGTGGCAGGATGACCTCCATGGGCTACTCACCGGCGCAGCCCGCCTATGCCGCGCCGGCCCAGCAGCCTGCATATGCACACGCAGCACCCCAGCCGCTTCCGCCGCAAGGCTATGCCGCGCCGCAGTCGCAGGAAGGCTACGCCCCGCCCATGCAGCAGGGCTTTGCGCCCGCCGCGCCGCAGGCCCCGCAGCCTGCCTATCACCAGCCCCAGCCTGCGCCGGCTCCGGTGCAGTCCGGCGGCGTGCGTCCCACCTGGGCGAAGTGAGGCTACCATCATGATGCTTCGCCCCCGCCAGAAACTCTTCGTCGAGCGCAGTCTTGCTGCGCTTGACACCCACAACAACACCCTTGGTGTGGCGCCCACCGGCTGCCACGCCGCAGGCACCGCCATCCTGATGTTCGACGGTTCGATCCGCGCGGTCGAAACCATCGCGGTGGGCGACCTCCTCATGGGACCCGGCGGCACGCCGCGCCGCGTCCGGGAACTGCACCGCGGGCGCGACCGGATGGTCGAGATTCGGCCGCTGAAGGGCGACCCCTTCACCGTGAACCTCGGGCACATCCTCACCCTGGTTCGCACCAACGAAGGCGAGCTCGTCGACATCAGCGTGGCCGACTGGCTGGCGGCATCCCACGACTTCCGCCATCTTCACAAGCTGCTCCGCATGCCGGTCGATTTTCCCGGCAGGCCGTCGCGCAGGATGAAGAAGAACGTACTTCGCTGCGGCTTCACCGTTCACCCGGTGGGCGAGGGTGAATATTTCGGGTTCACGGTCGACGGCGACCATCGCTACCTGATGGGCGATTTCACGGTCACCCACAACTCCGGAAAGACCGTCATGCTCTCCGCCGTGACGGGGGCCTTCCTGACGGCCCCCGACGCCAGGGCCTGCGTCCTCGCCCACCGGGACGAGCTGACCGAGCAGAACCGCGCCAAGTTCTCCCGCATCAATCCCGGCATCTCCACCTCCGTGGTGGATGCCAGCGTGAAGTCGTGGGATGCCCAGGCGACCTTCGCCATGGTGCCCACCCTGTCGCGCAAGGCCAATCTCGACGATATGCCGGACCTCGATCTCCTGGTGATCGATGAGGCCCATCACGCGGTTGCCGACAGCTACCGCCGCATCATCGAGCGCGCCAGGACGCGCAATCCCGCGCTGAAGATCTTTGGCGTCACCGCCACGCCGAACCGGGGCGACCGCCAGGGCCTGCGCGAGATCTTCGACAATGTCGCGGACCAGATCCGCATGGCCGAGCAGGTGCTGGGAGGGCACCTCGTGAAGCCCCGCACCTTCGTCATCAATGTCGGCGTCCAGGAGGCCCTGAAGAAGGTGCGCCGTGTTGCCTCCGACTTCGACATGAATGCCGTGGCCGAGATCATGGACAAGTCGCCGGTGACGGATGCGGTGATCTCTCACTGGAAGGAAAAGGCGGGCGAGCGGCAGACCGTGGTGTTCTGCTCGACCGTCGAGCATGCGCAGAATGTCGCCGCCGCGTTCCGCGCCCATGGCATCGCGGCCACGACCGTTCACGGCGAGATGAGCGATGCCGAGCGCAAGGCAACCCTCGGGGCCTATGCCAAGGGCAGGATCCAGGTCATCACCAATGTCGCGGTGCTGACCGAGGGCTGGGATCATCCGCCGACCTCCTGCGTCGTGCTGCTCAGGCCCTCTTCCTACAAGTCCACCATGATTCAGATGGTGGGACGGGGCCTCCGCACAGTCAATCCGGAAGAGTATCCCGGCGTCGTCAAGACCGACTGTATCATCCTGGATTTCGGCACCTCCAGCCTGATCCATGGCTCCCTCGAGCAGGATGTGAACCTGAAGGGCTACGACTCGACGGAGGATTCGACCCAGACCTGTCACAACTGCTCTGCCGTCATTCCTCTGTCCTGCACCGAATGCCCGATCTGCGGCGAGATGCTCCTCGCCGATGTGCGGAACGAGGAGGGTGACGGTCCGGAGCAGCAGCGTGCCCTGCTGTCGGGCTTCGACATGACGGAGATCGATCTCCTCGCGCGCTCGAGCTTCGAGTGGGTCGACCTGTTCGGCGATGGCGCCTCGCTCGTTGCCAACGGCTTCAACGCCTGGGCCGGGATCTTCGCCCACAACGGCCGCTGGTACGGCGTGGGTGGCGCCCAGCACAAGCGGTCACGGCTTCTCGCCATGGGCGAGGAGCTCGTCTGCCTCGCCGCTGCTGACGACTGGCTCAACACCAACGAGACCAATGAAAGCGCCCACAAGACGAGGGGCTGGCTCAACCAGCCGCCGACCGAAAAGCAGCTTGCCTGGCTGCCCGAGAAGTTCCGGCTGGATTACGGCCTGACACGTTACCGGGCCTCAGCGCTTCTCACCTTCAGATTCAACAAGAGCCGCATCCAGGAGCTGATCATGGATGCCGCCGAAGCGGCTGTTGCCGAGGCCGCGTGATGGAGCACCCTCATGTCACAAGCAACACCCGCCACGGCGCGCGAGCGCTTCGTACGCTGGCAGCCACGCTTCGAACTCTGTGCCGTCTGCCGGAGGCCCACGCATGGCGTCGGCTGGCAGGAGCCGCAGCGCATGCGCAAGCCGCGGCCACCCGCATGGTTCTGCTCCATGGCCTGCCAGACCTTCTTCTGGGAACGCGCCCGGAGGTCCTCCGCCATGGTTGATCTGACCGATGAGGAAAAATCCGCCCTGCGTCACGCCATGCAGATGGCGGCGGAGATCATGGAGGAGATCGGCTGGAACACCCGCCTTTCCGATCTCACCGAGCAGCAGGTGCTCACCCTCATGGAGGCCGCCGTCGGCGGCTTCCAGGACGCGATGCGCGACATCGCCGCCGCCAACAAGCAATCACCGGAGGTACCCTTCTGATGCTGGACTATAATCATACGCGCAGTTTCGCGGACATGCTCAACACTGTGGTTGACGCGGCGCTGACCACGGAAAATTCCACACGTGCTCCGCGCGACTATCTCGGCGGTTCCCGTGTCGGCCACGCCTGCGAGCGCGCCCTGCAGTTCGAGTTTGCCCAGGCCCCGAAGGATGACGGCGCGGATTTCTCAGGGCGCACGCTGCGCATCTTCGCCATCGGTCATGCGCTTGAGGATCTCGCAATCAAGTGGCTCCGCGCCGCTGGGGTCGATCTCTACACGCGCAAGGGTAACGACCCCGACGGCCAGCAGTTCGGCTTCTCGGTGGCCGACGGACGCATCCGCGGCCATGTGGACGGCATCATTGCCGGCGGCCCTGAGGCGCTGAAGCTCGGCGTTCCCGCGCTGTGGGAATGCAAGACCATGAATGCGAAGAACTGGCGCGAAACGGTAAAGTCCGGTGTTGCCGTGGCCAAGCCCATCTACGCCGCCCAGATTGCGTTGTATCAGGCCTACATGGACGCCAGCATTCCTGGGCTCGCGCAAAACCCAGCGCTGTTCACCGCAATCAACAAGGATACCGCCGAGCTCCATCACGAGCTGGTGCCGTTCAACGCTGAGCTGGCCCAGCGCATGAGCGACAGGGCGGTGCGCATCCTCCGCGCCACCGATGCGGGCGAACTGCTGCCGCGGGTGGCGTGGGAGCGGGATCATTTCGAATGCCGCATGTGCGCTTACGCCAACCGCTGCTGGAGCCTCGCCCAATGACCGACCATACCGATGATACGACCGGCGCGGGCGAAGGCCATGAGCCTGAGCAGAAGCCGACCGGTGAAGTGATCCACTTCAACCCGTGGCGCGACTTCAATGACGCGCCACTGCAGGAAGATCCGTTCGGCATTGAGCCGGACCCGGAGCAACTTGCTACGTTTCTGGATGTCGTGTTCGGCTATTGCGAGGGCCTCATCCCCGTCCGCGGCTTTGTGGACAAGGGGCAGGGCCGGGATGGCAAGCCCAACAACATCTGGATCGACGCGGACGGTTCTGCCTTCGACAAGCTGAAGACCTTCGCCACCTGGGCGTGGCGCGAGGGGGCTGCCCTCTATGTCATCCCCGGCACCGTTGCTGCACAGGGGCAGGCGCGCGCCCATGAGGTGCTCCAGATGCAGGCCGTGGTGGTGGACCTCGACGCCGGGGACATTCTCGCCAAGCTCACGCACCTCGTCCACCATCTGGGCACGCCCACGCTGATTGTCGAAAGCGGCGGCCGCACGCCGGAAGGCGCGCTGAAGCTGCATGTGTGGTGGAAACTCACCGAGGCCGCCACTGGCGATGACCTCGCCACCCTGTGCCGCCTGCGCGGTGACATTGCCATGAAGGTCGCGGGCGACACGCATTTCCGCTCGGCCCACCAGCCGATCCGCGTGGCGGGCTCCGTTTACCACAAGGGCGGTTTCCAGCGGCTCGTGCAGATTCGCGAGCACAATGCCATCGAGGTGGACCTTGGCGATTTCGCTGAGCGGGTTGCCGCCATGCCGTTCATTCCCGGCATGGGCGCGGAGCCGTCGCCGGAAGGCCACACCAAGCCCTCCCTCGACGCCATTCTCACCACCCCCGTGCATGAGGGCGGCCAGGACGCATGGACCCGCTTCGAGGGCGCCAGCGCCGCCATCGGTCACTATGTCCGCATGGTGCATCAGGGCAAGCTCAGCCCGAACGACGGCTGGGAGGCCATCTGCCAGTACAACGCCGCCATGCTCCGCCCCGCATGGCCGGAGGAGCGGCTCAAGCAGGAATCCGAGCGGCTCTGGGCCCTGCACGTCAAGAAGAATGGCCCGGCGCTGCTGCGCAATGAGGCGGAGATTGCCTCCGACGCGCCGGTGAGCATGACCGCCTTTAAGCTTCGCCACCTTCTGGCCGACAAGTCGCCCATGCCACCGGACATCATTGCGCCGCGCGTGCTGACGCCCGGCGGGCTGCTTGTCCTGGGCGGCGCGCCCAAGGTCGGCAAGAGCGATTTCCTCATCAGCATGCTTGTTCACATGGCGGCGGGTGTCCCTTTCCTGGGCTTCCAGCCGCCGGCTGCCCTGCGCGTCTATTACCTTCAGGCGGAAATCCAGTACCACTATCTCCGTGAGCGCCTGCAGCAGATCCGTCTGGATGCAGAAATCATCATGGCCGCGCTCGATAATCTGGTTGCCACGCCCAAGCTGCGCCTCCTGCTCGATGAAAAGGGTCTCGCACTCGCCGCCGCCTCGATTCAGGAGCACTTCCCCGACGCGCCGCCGGACATCATCTGTCTCGACCCGATCCGCAACCTGTTCGACGGCGGCGAGGACGGCGGCGGCGAGAACGACAACAACGCCATGATGTTCTTCCTGACCGAGCGTGTCGAGCGGTTGCGCGAGGCCGTGGCCCCGGACTGCGGCGTTATTCTCGCACACCACACCAAGAAGATGAACCGGAAGGCCGTGACGGAGGATCCCTTCCAGGCCCTGTCCGGCGCCAGCGCGCTGCGTGGCTTCTACACCTCAGGTCTTCTGATGCACCGCCCCGACGAGGATAGCACCATGCGCAAGCTGGAGATCGAGCTCCGCAACGGCCCGGCGCTGCAGCCAAAGCTCATCGACAAGGAGAATGGCCGCTGGGTCGAGATCAACCTGATGAACGAGCGTCTCGTGCGCAAGGAAGTCGGCGCAAAGCATGACGCGGAGCGTGAGCGCAAGGGTGGCGTGATCGTGGACATGATCGCTGCCCAGGCCGCGCAGGGCAAGATGTTCACCCTCAGCCAGTTCGCCGCAAAGTTCGAGAACAAGGGGAGCCTCGGCGGCGAGACCAGCATCCGCAACCGGATCCATGTCCTCGCCACGAAGGGCTACATCAAGTTCGTGCGCGGTGAAGAAGCAGAGCGCCTCGGCCTGCCCCGGGCAAGCATGAAGTACGGCTACCTGTGTGTGAAGGACATGCTGTTCCAGACCCCCGCCGAGGAGCTGGACGCGGAGACCGGGGAGATCGAGCCGGTCGTCGTGAGAGTGCGGCCGACCGACTTCATGTGCCCCCAAACCGGTGCGCTGCTGACCGTCGAGAACCCTGATGTGTGGGTCGATCAGGAGGAGGTTTGAACGATGCTTTTGGCCACCGAATGGACCACGTATCAAACGCAACCGCACGAACCGCAACGACCGCAACTTTTCGGTTTGCGCTTTTGCGGTTCCCAAAAGACCAGCAAGATCAACAGGTTACACGGACCGCAAAAGCGCAACTTGATCAGTGTGCTGATCAAATCTGCGGTTTGCAATTCGCGTAATAAAATCAACTACTTGAACAAAGCGCAAAAGCGCAAATTTTCCTCCCTAAAGGGAAGGTGCCACCCGCAGAAGCGGGGTGTGGCACCTTCTCGGGAACCTATCTGGTGGGACGATGGATAACTGATGCCATTGCCACCCAAGTCAGACGGACGGCAGCCAGTACCGCCAAGCACGAGGCTGCCGCCGTCCTCCACCACAACGACCTTCCATCCTGACAATGGAGACCATCATGGTACCCGCGACTCTGCCTGCCCCTGCGGCAAAGGCAACCCCGACGATTCCATCCATCCTCGCCCTCGACCTGGGCACCACCACCGGCTGGGCTGTGCGCAACAGCCGCTGCCGGATCCTGCATGGCACCGCCGAGTTCCGGCCCAGCCGCTTTGAAGGTGGCGGCATGCGCTACCTCCGCTTCGGCAAGTGGCTCGATCAGACGCTGGATATCACCGGCGGCATCAACGCCGTTTACTTCGAAGAGGTGCGCCGG